ATGGGCAGTAGAATAGACCAGCGTCTTTGAAGTTTGGACCCTTATAACCAACAACGAAGTAGTTACCACCGGTTACGTATGGATCGATGTAGACCTTATACTTACCGTTTAGAATACCGGCGAAAGTGTTACCAGTATCGTCAATCTGGAGGTTGTTTGCGTTTAGAGCAGGGGTGTAATCAAGTACACCGGCCATCTGAAGAGCTGACGCAACGTCAGAAGAGCAGATTACCAGGTTACCCTTCCCACGACGGGTGTCTTTTGCAATTTGGTTAGCTTCACGGTCAAGATGGAACATTAGACCCTTGAACTTTTCAACTGACCAACGGCCGTTTGAATCAACATCAAGATCAAACAGACCTGCTGTTGAAGTAGTACCATTCTGCGAACCAGGAACACCAGTTACGTAAATCGTACGAACGACTTCACGATTGATTTCAGCTAGAATTTCAGTCTGAAGAATATTAGCTAGTTCAGTCTCTGCATCTAGACCATGGATAGCCTTTAGGTCCTGTGCAAGTTCTAGTGAGTAATCAGCCTTTAGAGCACGACCCTTAGCTGTTACAGTGGTCTTCTCGATCGAGAATGCCATCTGCGGGAATGCAACGTTAGTTGACGCGCCGAACGCTTCAAGCTGAGCTGTTGAAGTACCAGTACCCATGTTGTACAGGCCGGTTTCTGCTAGGTTAGCGAACGCTGAAGTATTACCAGGAAGAGTACCAACGTGCTTCTGACCCAGAGTGTTTGCACCAGTAACAACAGTCGAGAATGCAGTGTTTACTTCGTTATAGAAGGTCTCACCACCAGTCTGATTGCTGTAACGTGAACGCATAGCAAAGATAAGACCAGTAGGTCCGGTCATTGGCTGTACGCCGCAAATATCATAAGCAATAAGATTAGGCATTGCACGACGAACTAGTGAGATCAGAACTGGGTCGTAGTTTGAGACGCCAGCGCCAGTAGCATTGGTAGGAACACCAGCTTCTGTAAGAGACTGGGGAGACCAACCCTGCGATTCCTTAAGAGCAAGTTCGGTATTTTCGAGAAGGATTGCGGTTACGTTTCTGCGCAGAGGATCAGCGATCTTAGGAAGATCAGCGTGCTCAAGAACGGGACCCCATTTCTTTAGAAGTTCATCATTGTTAAACATTTAGTGGTATCTCCTTACCTTTAATTTATTTATTATCTCTTAGATTTTGAAAGGGCCTGCACTACTGCAGCAACGCTCGGATCAGAAGAGATAATATTTTCTTTCTGCTCCTCATTTAAATCGGCAATACCGATTGCTTCTTCAGACAGAACAGGTTTAGTGGTAGGTGAATTAAAATACTGTTCTTTAATCATAATAATTTTCTTTTCATAATCACCAGGTGATGTATATGAAATATTCTCTGCAAGAGTCTTAAACTTAGCCATTTGAGTGTGAGCTAGTCCAGCCGAAGCAGCTTCTAGTACTTTTGAACGTTCTGCTAATTCAGCATCTTCCTTCAATTTTCCTTTAAGCTTCATATTTTCTTTGCAAGATTCATCAAGCTCAACGGTTAACTCTTCAACCTTCAGCTGAAGGTCTGCAAGTAGATTAGTCTCTGTTTCTGGAATGTCGATGTTGTGGGATTCGAATAGAGCTTTCATACCAACCATAAATGATTCGAGAATTTCAGACTTAATGCCATTTTCGACAGCAAGCTCATTTTCAACTAACCACTCATTAGCAGCAACAGACAGATACTCGTTTACTTTTTCTGCTAATGCTTCTTCAGAAGCAACAATAGCTTCTTCAAGTTTAGCATTAAATTCTTCTTCAAGCTCAACTGACTTCTCAATCGATTTAAGAGCTACTGCTGCTTCAAAAATAGTAGCAATTTTTTCTTTTGTCTCTTCAGTAATCGATTCATCACCAGCAAATACGTCAGCGACATCTTCCTTAGTAGCGATCGATGCTTGATTCTTTTCAGCAGTACCAGGAGCGATAGCGCCCATGTCAGACTTGCCAGGACCAAATTGATCCATACTCGCCTGAAAGAATGAGATAAGGTCAGACTTAGTCATACCATTCATCATACCCATGACATCAGACATCATGCCTGCTCTAGTCTGCGATTGTGGGCGAAGAGTATCAGATGCAGCAGTTTCTGCTAGCGTCTTATCTTCGTTTACTTTATCTTCAATATTCTTTGGCATTAAGATTTCCTCCGAGTTCAGAAATATTTATTAAACTTACAACTTTGATATAAATGATTTAAAAATACGAATCTTTTGTTCTTGGAGTTGTCTCGTATTTAACTTTTTAGTTTGCTCCACGATTCTTTGTAATTTCCAGTTTCCTGTAACCACATCAAGAATCCAATCAGCGCCTTCCATAATACCTTGTACAAAAGCATCTGGTGCTGAGGGATCAACAACAATATCTGCAGCTGTATTAAGAATAAAATCTGATTGTACTTCCATAATACCAGCGCTATTAGGCTTAACAGTACCTAATCCTCGTGATGATACTCCTAGAGTACCTCCAGTCTGTAGAATACCAATCGCAATCTTTCCTTTACCTTCAGGTATTAATACTGCTTTACCAATAAAGTTCTGGCCATCTTGCTTGAGTTCAGTTATTCTATGAGATACATCGCTGAGATTAATCTTGGGTGAATCTGGATGCCCCAGCTCACCAAATGCATTCTTCTTGTCAATGTGGGCTTTTGTATATCGAGCTACTTCATTTTCGAGAATACCCAGGGGGTACATGCGCTTATTCTTATTCACAATCCCACCTTGTAGAAATGGGCCGCTAATATAGAGATTTTTTCCACCCTCACCATTATCTTCAGTGATATATTCGACTTCTTCGGTCAGCTCTTTAATAAGTTTAATTGGAGTCTCTCCTAGCTGCTGTATATCCATGATGTGGTGTAGATCTTTTACCAGATGCTATAGCAATCATGCAAATATAACTTAAATTGTGATCCTTACAAAAGCGTTTTAAATCATACGTAATAACGTCATCAGCTTCTGTACTAAATCTATATATTTTCCGGTTAGATTTAGCTCGTTTGCTGCGCACTTCAGCACTACCTAACATACCAGTTCTCCAAGATTTAAGTGCGCCTAGTCTTACAGATTCTCTATGTGAAGTACTAATAGATCGTCCGCGCAACGCTGCTGATATTTTGAGTTTAGTTAAACTATCATGAGGGATGCCACGACGTGTTGCGCCACCTCTACCACCTTCAGCAATGTTATACTGCGGAGATAGCTCATTAATAAATTGCTTCTCTAAATTAGATAATTCTTCATCTGAATTAGCAGTTGCAATTTGCTCAATAGTAAAATTGTCTACTCCATACTTGTTGATAGCTTTTGTAATAAGCATTGTTGTTTTTGCAGAGCAGTGTTGTTTAAATCGTTCATTAATAGTTTTCGTCGTTTTACCGATATAAAACTTTCCGTTAACTAAGTTAGTGATTTTATAAACAAGCATTTTATGCTCCTAAGGCAAGTTGAGTACATAATACAGTACCATTAGCAGAAATATTAGCAGTAGGATCTTTTGTTAAAACAAAAAAACAATTTGATCGTAGTATAATATTTCCTGTATTAGAACCCGGTATACTGACTGTTTTTACTGAGTTATCTGGATTACATACAAATACACATCGCGCATTAAAAATAGTACTTTGAAAAGTTGCATTTACAGTAACTGCATTGGTTATTGGTCTATAAAGCATTAATAAAGTGTCCCCACCTTAGTTGCATATACTGTAGCATTAGCTGTTAAAACATCTAAATCACGCTTAACTAATACTGCAATAGTATTTGCAGGTAGAGCAATTGATGCATAAGACCAATAACCAGAATCATTAAATGTAATTAATGATGATGTTACTGTTGTGATTGTAAACGTTTTAGCATTATTTACTGTTGTAAAAGATGTTGAATTTACAACAGCATATTGTGATAATAATTTTAAGATAGGTATTTTATCAGTACCATATACAGCTCCACCCGTGCAGGTTACGCTCGTATTAGTACTCAACAAATCAGTAGGCCTCTTCTGAATAATAATTTGTCCAGCAGGAGTAGGTGGGGCAATTAATGTTCCTATTGTATTATTACTTGCATCAGCAACTGTAACCAAAGTACTTAGATTTACCGGCATATAAACATACGTCGAATTATTAAGAGTATTTGGAGTAGCAGTTGCTGATGCTTGACTTAGAGGTTTAAAGGACATATTAATCTTTCTGATTCTCTAGTACTGTGAAACAGTACATTGCAATCTCGTCTAAATTATCAATATTTTCAATTAGAGTTGTTTCAAATGTTGATTGAGCATCTGAGTCTAACCCTTCAAATACCTCTAGAAGATAATTTGCAGTTTCAAAATCAACATATACTTCTTTATTATCTTCACCTTCTTGTACAATAACAATACGGCCCGCAACGTCTTCATGAAGTTGACGTAGAATATCAATTACAGAAGTTGCTTCTGTTTCTACAACTTCAACTCCCTCTTCTGCTACTTTACGAGCATCCGGACGCTTACCGCGGTTAAGAATTTTTGTTCTTAGAGGCTCAGTTGCTGTTTCACGAAGCTCGCTAAATTTCTTCATTATAGTTGTTCTTTCTTCTTGGGATTTCTACCACTTAAGAATAATTTTCCTACTTCGGGTTTCTTAGAGTTGGGATCTTCGGGGTTATAAACAGGTATAGTTGTGTTAGGAAGTTTTGCGTCTACCTGCTTCTTTTTTCTTGCTATAGCGGCATCTGCATTATTTATTGCTGCAATAACACCACCCAAAAACCCATAACTTGCCATGATTATACTTCAACCTTAGGTGCGGGCTTATGATCGCCGGCCGGACCGGTGGGGTGAGTCTTTAGCGCTTTAAAGGGGAGATCATCATCATTCTTTACAGGGTAATCATGAGTAGATACATTTTTCATAAGCTTAGCTAATAAAGACTTTTCATCTGGCGTATTACCCTCATACCCCTCACGTGTAACTAATGCTGAAGCAACAAGCACCTTACGGTTGTTAATAAGTTCAGCAATCTTTTCCGCCATTGCAGTATTAACATAATTTTTAAGATCGGTAATTCTTTCGTCGCCTGCGGCTTTTACAATTTCTAAATTTGTAGACATATTAAAATCCCTTAACTATTCTAGTATTTATTAAATAGGAGGCTCTTTAGAGTCTTTTTCGTCTCCAGACATTTGTTCTGGAGGTAGTGCGCCTGCATCTCCACCTCCAACAGCATCAACCTGAGGGTTGTACATAGGATCCATAGCTTCAGAAGCCAATTCCATGCTTATA